GCTGTTTTTCGAAGGCCAGGAGGATTGCAGTGGATGTTGTGATCTACAGCGCTGGAATGCCGTTCAACGGCGAGACCGTGCGCACGCGCTCTTTGGGCGGCAGTGAAAGCGCGGCGTACTACCTTGCGCGTGAACTCGCGCGACGCGGCCATCGCGTCAAGTGCTTCACCTCGCAGCGCGATCCGGCGGAAAGCGCGTGCGATGGCGTCACATACATCTGGCACGGCGACACGTCGCAACAGTCGCCACTGGGCGAGCGGTTCGAGCACTACGCGCTCAACACGCCGCACGACCTGCTCATCATCCAGCGCCTGCCGTTCGCGTTTCACAAGCAGTACGCGGCGAAGGTCTGCATCTGGCAGTTGCACGATCTCGCCCTGCACCGCAGCGCGCAGCAGGCGCTCGGCGGCACGTGGCAGATCGACGCCGTGACGACGGTCAGCGATTGGCACCGACAACAGGTTCTGAAGGTCTGGGGCCTGAACCCGGACTACGTGAACGTCGTCCCGAACGGCGTGGACCCGGCGCTGTACGGGCCGCAGACCCATGACGCGCTCAGGATCACGCTGACCGACAACTCGGCCAACGTCGGGCGCACGGACGAGGATGCGGTGTGCATGCCCTCGGGCAAGTTCCTGCTGCTGTACCAATCGCGTCCGGAGCGCGGCCTCGAGAACGCGCTCGCATTGATGGAGCGCGCGAAGATCACCGGCCTGCCGATCCATCTGATCGTCTGCGGCTACGACAACACGACCGCCACCATGGCGCCGTACTACGCCATGCTGCGCCGCAAGATGACGGGCATGGACAACGTGTCCTACATCGGCTCGCTCTCCAAGCCTCAGCTGGCCGCCCTGCAACAGCGCTGCGACCTGCTGCTGTACCCGACGACGTTCGAGGAAGTGTCGTGCATCACGGCCATGGAGGCGATGCACGCGGGGCTGCCGATGCTCACGTCGGAGTGCGCCGCGCTGCCGGAGACATGCAAAGACTCCGGCACGACGCTCATCCCGCTGACGGCGGACGGGCAGGCGGACCTGGACGCTTTCGATCAGTGGCTGCAAACGACATTCGGTCTCGTGCTGCCAGGTCAGTATCCGGACGAGTTGACGGCGATGCGCGCGAGGCAGCGCGAGGCGGCGCAGTCCCGGACGTGGGAGCGCGCGGTCGATACGCTGCTCAACGTGTACCGCGCAGCGCTCGCCCGCCGCCGCAACGTCAACGCCATCGTCCGCCACGCCATCGAGCACTCGGACATCGGCTTTGCGGAGTGGGTGGTCAGGCACAACGACAGCGCCGTCAGCGACACGCTGAAGCGCGAGCTGGCGACCATGTACGCGTTCAAGTCGTCGCAAGACGCTTATGCCGCGCACTACGCCAAGCACCAGACGGCCTACTACGACGAGTTCGAGGAGCGCGTCATTGGCGAGGACGTGACGGGCACGGCGCGGTTCCGCGGCACGATGCATCACTTCGCGACGCATGTCGAGAAGTCGAAGGCCACGTCGCTGCGCGTGCTGGACTACGGTTGCGCGCATGGCCACTACACGATCCCGTTCGCCAAAGCGTTCAGCGTCTGCGAGTTCGTCGGGGTGGACATCTCCGACCGCGCCGTGAACGCCGCCCGCAAGTGGGCGGAGCGCGACAAGGTCGAGAATGTGACCTTCGTGCGCGGCGATCAGTCGGTGCTGGCCGGTGGCGAACTCGGCAAGTTCGATGTCATCGTGGCCGGCGAGGTGGTCGAGCACGTCTGGGATTACAACAAGCTGCTCAACGACCTCAAGGAGCTGCTGCGCCCTGGCGGCTGCCTGATCGTGACGACGCCGTGCGGACGCTGGGAGCATTCCGGCACGGTCGCTTTCCGCACGGGCCGCGAGCATCTGCACCATTTTGAGCGCGCGGACATCGAGGACATTTGTCGCGGGCATGAGGTGTCTGTGCTGCACGCGCCTGCGGGCCACGACCGCAGCGGCTTCTCGCTCGGCTCGTGGGTGTGGGCCGTGTGGCCGACGCAGTCTATTCCGTTCTGGACGGTTGACTACGAGCGCAAGCTGGCCGAGTACGCGCCGCGCCAGACCGTGGCGGCGTGCCTCATCGTCCGCGACGGCGAGAAGACGCTCCGCCGCTGCGTCGAGTCGTTCGTGGACTGGGTGGACGAGATCATCATCAGCATCGACCCCGCGACCAGCGATCGCACGCTAGAAATTTGCGCGCACTTGGTCGCCGACTTCCCGCATCGTTCCATCGTGTACGGCATTGGCGAGAAAAGCGCGCAACGCGACGGATTCGAAGAGGCGCGCAACGAGACCATCGACAAAGCGACCGCCGACTGGATCATCTGGATCGATTCGGACGAGGAGCTGCGCGACGCGCCGCTCTTGCACAAGCTCGCGCGCCCGTCCATGCACAACGCCTACGGCTTCGCGCAGATTCACTACGCCGTGGACCCGCCGAGCGTGCTCACGACCGACTACCCGTGCCGCCTGTTCCGCAATCACATCGGCGTGCGGTTCTACGGCGTCGTGCACGAACATCCCGAGCAGACGCTGGGCAAGGCGATCCCGTATTCCATCGTGCGGCCCGAACTGAAGTTCCTGCACCACGGCTACTTCGACGAAGCGACGCGCCGGGCCCGCTACCAGCGCAACCTGCCGCTGCTCATGCGCGACGTGGCCAAGTACCCGAACGAGCGCCCGCTCAACAAGTTCCTGTGGCTGCGCGACATCGCCCAAAGCATTCAGTTCGACGCCGAACGCAACGGGCACAGGCCGGAGCATCTTGAGCAGGCATACCAAGGCATCAAGCTTATGGAGCAGATTGCCGACATGCCGCAGATCAAGATGATCTCCGACGCGATGCCGTACTACTCTCTGTGCGTCGCCACGACGGGCGGCGGGTTCGACGCCGAAGTGACACTTCACACCGTGCACGCTGCCGCGCCGGACCTCGCGGCAACGAGCAATCTCAAGGGCCGGTTCCACAGCCGGGACTTTTACCTGAAGGTTCTGAACAAGCTCTCACAGGAGACCACCAAGCACTATGAAGATCGACACCTCTAAGACGTACACCGGCGAGCAGGTGCAGGCCCTGCTTGACGAGGAGCGCGCGCGGATCGCTGACCAGATTCTGCCGCTCGGCGGGTTTCAGGTCCGGGTGACGCGGGCGTCGGGCGAAGTTGAGGAAAAGTTCGTCCGCAACATCGTCCTGGCGCAGGGCTTGAACCGCCTCGCCAACCGCGCGGTGCAGGGCACCGGCACGACGCCGTTCTTCGTCATCGGCATCGGCACCGCGACCGCTGCGCACACGCTCGGATCGGATCAGCCGAACTGGGGCGAGGTGTCGCGCAAGACCTCGAACGTGACGGGTGCGGCGGCGCAGTCGCGCGAATGGGCGTTCATGACCCAGACGTGGGCCGGCGCGGCGGACAACATCACGTCGGTGGAGTTGGCGACCGCGTTCATCGCGGACCTCACCACTTCGCACGCGACGAACGGCGACTACCTGGCTGCGGCCAACGGCCTCGGCGTGACGCTGGGCAACAGCGACTTCCTTGCGCTCACGTACCGCGTTCGCGTCGGGTCGCACGACCTCGCGCACAGCACTTGATAGGAGGCGATCACGATGTCAATTGTGGACAAGGCAACCCGCTCGAAGCAGCACTTCGACGCGCGTGAGTGGAAGCTCGCCGCGCAGTTGTTCTACGAAATCCGGGATGAGCTGGCGCAGGCTGGCAAGGAAGCGGTGCAGCTTGGCGATGGCAACATCGCCATTGTCATCGAGCGCGACAGCGAAGGCAACGTCACCAAGACGGAGCCGCTTGCGTGATCCCGCTGCGCAGCATCCACCAGATTGAGATCACCTCGCGGTGCAATCTGCGGTGCCGCTATTGCGTGCATCCGACCATGAAGCGCGAGAAGCGCGACATGGACGCAAACACGTACCTGGCGGCCATTGGATGGGCGTACCACTTCAAGAAGCGCGGCACGCAGGGAGAGCTGAACTTGGCGGGCATTGGCGAGAGCACGATGCATCCGGAGTTCATCCCGATGCTCGCCCTTGCGCGTGAGGCGTTGGGTGATGAGCATGACATTGTGCTTGCGACCAACGGCCTGTTGGTAGATGACGACATGGCGCAGGCGATGGCTCCCTATCGCCCGCGCGTGTACGTGTCGCTGCACAGGCCGGAACGGGCGGGGCCAGCAGTCGAAGCACTCAAGCGTGCGGGCATCCTCGCCGGCGTCAGTGCTGATCCGTCAATCTCGGCTGTCGATTGGGCCGGTCAAGTCAAATGGCACGTGAGCGCGCAACGCATGCCGTGCCCGTGGGTGCGCGGAGGCTGGGCAATGGTGCTATCCGACGGGCGGCTGACGCGCTGTTGCTTCGACGGCACCGGCGTCGGCGTGTTTGGGCATATCACCGACAACCTCGAAGCGATGGGCACGTCGCCGTACAAGCTGTGCGCGACGTGTCATCAAGATGTTGGCGTCGAACTTGAGCAGGAGGCAGCGGAATGAAGCTTGTTCGTTGGCTCGTTCTTGCAACAATGGCTATTCCAGCGCTCTCGCACGCGGGCACTGCCACGCTGACGTGGGTGGCCCCGACGCAAAACGTGGACGGAACACCCATCACTGCCGCGCTCACCTATCGCGTGTTCGGCGGCGTGCAGGGGCAGTCGAAGTCGTTGATCACCACGACTAGCGCCGTCACCTACACGCACACGAGCGCGCCCAATGGCGTCACGTACTGCTACCACGTCACGGCGGTCGCCAACGGCCTTGAGTCCGCGCCGAGCAACGAGGCGTGCAAGGCCATTCCTGTGCCACCGCCGTCGCCGCCCAATCCGCCGTCGAGCCTTGTCGTCGCAGTCGTGGCAGCGCTCAACATGAACCCGGTGTATCGCATCAATGCTGACGGCACGCGTGGCACGACGGTCATCGGTTTCGTGCCGACTGGATCGGAATGCTATGGGCCCACCGTATACACGTACCGAGGTCGCACGTACAAGCGCGTCAAGAACGTGACGTGGTGGGGAACAGCTCCGACAACGGAGGCTGCGGCGGCGTGCAGTTGAAGGACCTCCGCGCGCAGCACAGGGCTGAGGAGGGGCGCTTCATTGCGTCGCTACTCGAAAACGCTCGCGGCAACGCAGCGTGGAGCTCGCTTGCATAATGGCCACGCGCATTGAACGTAAGCATCATTTTCCTCCGCGCGTGCTGGGCGGCGGAGGTGGCGGAGGCGGCGACATCACGCCCGATCTAAAGGTCGAGTACGTGGACACGAACGGTAATTTGCAAACCGTAACCGTGGCAACTGACGGATCGACTACAATCAGCGGAATCGCGCCTTTCTTGGTCCACTTCGACGCAAGCGGAACGAGGTCAACGCACTCAAGCGGTAACAGCGAATCCGGTGCATGGTGGCATCTTGGATACCGTATCAACTACGACGAAAATATCGGAGGCACTTGGCCGTGGTATGGAGCATCGCGAGACGAGGATACGGGTGAGCCTATTTTTGATCGCGTGTTCACTACGACTGGCACCAAAAACGTCCGATTGAGGATTAGAGATGGTGCCGGAAACGAAACAACAGTCAGCCTTTCTGTTGTGGTTTCTGCTCCGCCAGCCCCAACGATTATTGATCCAAGCGCCGGATCGTGGCCAGCTTTTTCGAGCAATAGCCACTACGCTTTGGTCGCTGGTGGCAACTATACATCGTTCGGCGAACTTGGCTGCGCTGGACTCCACAACGTACTTTTCAGCAAAACGGGATCGGGCGCTGACCCAATCATCGGTACGTTTGCGCCGGAAACTCGCGACCTTAGCACGAGCGTTTTGACGCCTTCCGCAAATATCAGAATTCAAGATATCGACTGCGCTCTATTCCGCACAAGCATTATCGGATACCGTTATTGCGGTGCTGTTCGTGGCCGAGTTCGCACTTTTGAAAACGGCAGCTTTGAGTGGTATTACGACAACGTTGCGACCACTGCGAACGAGCGAGAAAATATCAGATGGCCGCGCGGCACGTTCTTTTGGGACATTGGGGAAATTAACCCCCTATCCGGTGCTCAGTACATCATGATTGCCGGGTTTCGCGTGCTCTGCGCGCATGGCGTTGACTTTCATAAAAATCAAGTTGTGGCGAATCACGCGCTCCGCAATTTTGGCCTGTCGCACAACTATCGACATTGCAGGATTCGCGCCTCGGTTGCGTCCGCGTCCCTTGTCAAACATCAAGCTGGTCGCGGTACCGATCTTTGGAATGACTTTGACCAAGTCGGAACAATTACCGGACCAAAGTATCGGTATGAGTACCCCTCTAGCAAGTTCGTCATGGCTCAGATGGTGTATCACGCACCCGGATCAACGATCCCAGATATATGCGTGAGTGCAGGAGCCGAAAATGCTGACCCGGACGGACCAATCGGAACTATAGAACTTGCGGCGTTTTCCGATTCGGTGAGTGCTCAAGACGCTTGGCAATTAGTAGCTGGATTGGACACGCAGATGAACGGTCGAATCCTCTCAACTCGGAATATTCGTCTGAACAATGGAACAGGCGCCTATGTGACGCAAAGCGCCAACTCGTACATCACGAATGTCCCGCCTTCATTTCAAGGACCTTACCTGTACGAGACCGTGAACACGCGCCCGGTGCCGACCCCATTTTAAACTATACGCGGTGATCTATGGCAGGAACCGTTGTTCAGTATGTTGCGCTTAACTCATCAGGAAATTCGACGTACACGATGACGTTTTCGAATCCGGTTCAAGCTGGAAATGTGGTAATTGCGATGTCTTTCGGCGACATTGCAAATCACACCGCTCCCTTGACGCTTGGATCGACAGACATGACGACCGATCAAACAACTTATTATGGAAGTATTGCATGGGCGTCTATTGTCGCAAGCGGCGGTGAGACAAACGTAACAGTAACACTGGCGAGTACAAGTAACTGGCGTGGAGTCGCGCTTGAAGTGTCAGGCCTCGTTACGCCTGTGGCGACTGACGCCATTGTAGGTTTTACCCCAACAGGAGAAGGTACGTCTACATTTCATTCGTGCGAGTATACGAATTCGGGTGGCGGACGATTTGGCGTAGCGTTCTTTGACACGTTCAATCCGGCTACCATCACCGGAGCGAACGGGTCTACATTTTACGGCGGCACCAACAGATACGGTTGCGTCGTGAAAAGTGACTTGCCGTCCGGTGCAGGATCACTTGACTTCACTCTGTCGGGGGCGCATTCGGTTGAATATTCGCTTATCACGTACGAAGAATCAACCGGCGGCCCTCCGATCCAATCCCTGTTCGCAACCATCACGAGGAACATTCCGGGGTGAGTTATGCCGCGCAATTTCATCGCGAATAATGCGTTCAGCACCTTGTCGGTTGCGGTCACTAGCAACACGCAATCGACGCTGACGCTTCAGTCTGGGCACGGCGCGCGGTTCCCGAGTCCTGTGCCGCCCGGCTTCTTTTACGTGACGATTGACGATGGCACGAACATCGAGGTGTGCATCTGCATTGAGCGCAGTGGCGACGTGCTGACGGTGCTGCGCGGGCAGGATGGCACGACGGCGCAGTCGTCGTTCGCGGTGGGGACGCCGGTGCAGTTGCGACTGCCGCGCGCGTCGTTGCAGGAAATGGCCTTCGACTCGCGCATGAATCAGGTGGGGATGATCCCGCTGATCGGCGTGGCGTCGTGGTCGTCGTTGGGGTTGCGCGTGCCGACACAAGTGGGCTGCGTCACGGGCAATACGCTCAACAACTCAAGCTGGGCCAATTCCCAGCCGCGTATCAGCCTGCGCTCGGCAACATCGGCGCAAAACCCCATCAACTGGCGCGTGCCCGATCCGGTGTGCAACGTGGGATTCGGGTTCAAGTACAGGCAGCGCTTCGGCGTCTGGATTGCGCCGAACTCGTCGCATTTCTTCATCGGACTGGTGAACACGACCGGCGCGGTGAATTCGGTGCATCCGCCGTCATCGCTCACGAACGCCATTGTAGCAGGCTGGGCGGAACAAGGCGGCGTGCCCAACTTGTCCATCTGGCGCAACGACAACGCGGGCAACGCGGTCCAGTGGGACTTGGGGTCACACTTCAACTGCGGCTCGACGGCGTTCTTTGAGCTGGACCTTGAGTGTCAGGGCAACACGCCAGCGGTCGAGTGCACCGTGCGCAGGCTCGATATCTCGTCCATTGCAGCAGTGAGCACGGTGTTCACTTCGGATATACCGCCCAACTCGGCCTGGCTGTCGCCGTATGTGGCGGGCTCGACGATGGTCACGAGTTCCATTTGGGTGAACCTGGGGCCGGTGACGGTCACCATCTGACATGATCAACGAGAAGGTCATCAACGGAGCGGCGATAAACGGTAGTCCGAACTACCGTTATCGGTTCGCGCCGTCTGTCGATGACGTTGTCTCTGTCGTCGATGGTGAGGTGCAGCGCCAGTTCAACGTCACGATGACCGGCGTGCTGGACGTGCTGGAGTCGATCACTGCGACGTACATTCCAGGCGACTCGGGCGGCACGATCTACACGCAGACGCGCGAGGACTTCATCACCGTTGGGGATGAGGTGCTTCTGTCCCTCTTGCGCGGTGTCGTTGTTCTGGATGTCGTGCTGCTGACTGACGATTTTGTGCGCGTGTTGGTGCGCGGGCGCACGCTGATCGAGTTGCTGACGCTGACGGACCCGACTACAGCGACTCGTGAGATAGAGATTGCTGTGTCGGAGGACATCGAAGTCACCGACCAGACCATTCGTAGCATCTTGTTCCAGCGGGTCACCAGCGATGGATTGACGCTGCTGGACTTCATCATCGGTGACGCGGCTAACGTGACCAATGTCACGGTGTCCGAGTTCATCGCGTTGGTCGACGAGGCGCTGTGGTCCATCGAACGAAACCGTTTACTGGCCGACACGGCTTCGTTCAGCGACGAACTCGCGCTGTCCATTGCGCGACTGGCGACGCTCATCGAGTCGGTGACGATTCAGGACGGCAACCTGAACATCTTCCTGCGCAACACGCGGATCACCGAAGGTGTCACCGTCACCGATCAAGTGCTCACGTCGTTGCTGTTGGCGGTCCTGTACAATGTCCGCGTGTTCATCGGGCACGCGGTGGATGTGCGCCTATCGTGGGTGCGCGGGCCGGAACTCGGAGCGTATGCCTGACGTATGTCAAAGCGACCCAATCCCCCCTATGAGGTCATCGCAGGGGCCACGATCAAGCTGACCTGGATCAGCTCCGGCGCGGTGCCGTCTACCATTGCCTGCACGCTGCGGAACCGTAGCGAGGCGCTCATCACGTCGATGGCTGCGACCAGTTCTGGGAATGGCCACTACTACGCGTTGATGCCGCACCCCGGCTCCCGCCAGTGGGTCGTGAACGAGTGGATCGCGGTGATCAACGCCAACACTTACGTAGACCGGCAATTCGGCAAGGTCGTCACGCTGGAGGTCGATTGACATGGGCCGTTACGTGGACTGGGCGGATGTGAACGAGCGCTACCCAGGCGTCGCTGCCAACGTGCCTGCGGAGCGTGCTGCGGCGTTCGTGGACGACGCGGAAAGCGAAGTGGACGCACGGCTCGCCAAAAAGTACATCGTGCCGTTCGTGCCGGGATCGTCTAACGCGCCGCAGGTCGTGCGCACGCTGTCCATTGACCTCGCCTACTACCGCATGATCTGGATGCAGGAGAACGCCGACAAGCTCAAGGCCTACATCGACGAACGGTTCGAGGCGCTGCTGGACGGCACGATGGAACTCGTGTCCAGCGGCACATTGCTGGCCACCAGCAACCCCAAGCCGTGGACCGACAAGGACTACCGCACGGCATTCGGCTTCGACGATCCCGTCAACTGGAGCGTGAGCAGCGGGGCGCAACTCGATAACGCTTGGGACCGGATCAATGATTAGCACGAGCATCGATGTGACCAAAACGTCCGCGGCCATGTCGCAAGTGGCTCGCGGGCTGCGTGATCGCACCGCACTGCACGGTCAGATCGGAGCGCAGTTGTTCGCGTGGGTCATCCGCAATTTCGAGCAGGAAGGCGGCCTGACGGGCGCTGGGCGATGGGCACCGCTGAAGGCCGGCGGGCGATGGAAGGGGCGCGGCAAGAATCGGTACTTCCAGACCGAAGCCCGCATCCTCCAGGACACCGGCAACCTGCGAAACTCGTTCGCGCCGTTCTACGACAATGACACGGCGGGCGTGGGTGCGCGAGCATCGTACGGCGTCGATTACGCTGCAGTGCACCAGCAAGGCGATCCGGGCCGCAACCTGCCGGCACGGCCCATGCTGCCGCCCGAAGACGTGGCGCTCGATATCGCTTCTCGGATCTACACGCTGCGACTGTCGAAGCTGGCGCAAGATGCGGGGTTGTCATCGTGAAGGTGATGCCGGTCAACGCGGCGGATGTCACGGCGGCGCTGGTCACGCAGATCAAGCAGTTCCCGGACGTGGACGACCTGACCGCAGTGGTCGAGAGCAACGAGCCGGTCAACGCCGACGCGGGCCGTTGTCCGTGGGTGGGCGTGTACGAAACGCGCCAATCGCTGTCCATCCGCACGCTTGGATTGGGATCAGGCTTCAGGATGCAGCGCATCGAGCTGGCCGTGGTCATGACCGAGGCGAGCTTCAACACTGGGCGCGAGGCGGAGGAAAAGCTCGAACGACTGATCGCCGCCACCTGCGGCGCGATCCTTTCCGACCCCAGCATTCGCGGCACCGTGGAAGTGACCACGGACCCGTTCCAGATCGTGTACTCCAATTTCAGGTCCGAGTCTGGTGCTTTTTTCAAGGAGGCGGTGCTTCAGTTCGCCGTCGAAGTTCCCGTTACAGTTCAATCTTCATAGGAGGCACTGCAATCAATGCCGTATGGCGCACAGATCAAGTTTGGCATTGCCCGTCAGGCGTCAGCCGGTACGGGCGTCACCGCTGCAACATCGTTTCATGGATTCGCGCACGTGTCGCAGGACATCGGATTGGAGCGCGAGGAGCTGATCAGCCAGAATCTGGTCGGTCGGTTTGAGCAGGGCGCGGCTTACGATGGCGTGGATCGAGTGCTCGGCACGATTGAGTTCGAGGCGACCCCGCGCAACATGCTTGCGGCGCTCGCGGCGTGCGTGAATCACGCCCCTGTGAGCGTCACGTCCGGCTCGCTTCGCACGTACACGTTCTTGCCGAACACGGAGGACTTCAGTTCCACGCTGGTCAAGGCACCGTACACCGTGTACTCGCAGTTCACCGACGCGGCGTCGGCAGAGCATTTCTTCGACGTGCAGTTTGGGCAGCTTGAGTTACAGATCGCACAGGGCCAGTTCCTGCGCGGGCGGCTGTCGGCGGCAGGTGGGCGTCGCACTGCGACGGGCATTGGATCGCTGAACGTGCTTCCAGATGCGGCGGACGTTGGCGCTTTGTTCCCGTGGAACACGACCAGCATTTCGCTCGGCGGCGTCGGCGTTGGTGAGAATTCCGACATCACGATCACGCTGAACGAGAACGTGGAACCGCTGTACACCGTGAACGCCTCGCGCGAACCGTACAAGTACTCGCGCTCTGGATTCCGGGAAGTGACGATCAGCGGCACGCTGTACCTTGCCAACCGCGACCGGCTCAACGACTTCGTGAACGGCACGCAGCGCCGTCTTCTGGTCACTGTGGCCAACACGCGCACGGCGATTCAGAGCGGGTACTTCAACACGCTGACCATCGACGTGCCGCAGATGAAGATCACGGCGTTGAAACTCGCGTCGCAGGGTCCTGGCGAAGTGGCTGTCAACTTCACGGGACGCGGCGTGCTCGACCCGTCGAGCAATTACGCGATCCAGTTTACCGCCATCTCCACGTGGGCCGCAGGGTTCTAACCCAAAGGACGATGCATGGGCAAGTTCGTCAGAAACATCGTAGTGACCAAGCAGTTCGACGGCGAGACGTGGCGCGTGACGCTCAAGCCATTGACGCATGCCGACGCGGTGCAGTTGATGTCAGCAACCCGCGAAAGCAGTCAGGAAGGGCTGTACATGGTCGCGGTGCAGATGCTGCCGCGCTACATCGTCGAGGTGTCGGGCGGCACGGACGCGGCGGGCAATCCGATCACCGCCGAAGATGTGTGCTCGCTGGCGTACTTCGGCCCGCTGCTGTCGGAAGTGACGGAGGAGTGGATGGCGCAGTCCATGCCGGGAAACTCGACGCCTTCCGGCGCATAGCAACGCGCGTCGCTGCTGGGAAGGCACAGTTCGCAGACGCGCAAGATCCGCTGTGGGGAGGTTTGACGGTCGATGTCTGGTTTGACTTGTTCGCCGCAACGCATTGCCCGAATGGGCAAGGCGGCTTTGTGCGCGTCGAGTGGCCAGAACCCGGTGGGCTGGCCGATCAGCCGACGGTCGTCGTGCGAGCATTTTCGCTCGTGCAGTCGGCCATCATTGCAGAGATGGAGCGTTCGCTGAGTGGCCGCCAACAACGTCATTGAGCTGGTACTGCGGCTCAAGGATCAGATCACCGCGCCATTGAGCGGTGTTCAGAACCGCATTGGCAAATTCGGCTCTGCGGTCGCTGGCCTGGCCGGCGTGGCTACGGTCGGTGCTGCATTTGCCAAAGTGGTTCGCAGCACGATTGAGGCCGAGAACGCGGTCTTTAAGCTTGATCAAGCTTACAAAGTCTTTGGCAAGACGGTCGGTGTCACGCGCGACAACATTCTGGAGTTCTCGTCCGCGACGCAGCGGGCGACGATCTTTGGCGACGAGGAGATCACGCGCGCGCAGACTGAGCTGCTTCGATTCCAGGCCGTCACCGGCGAGACGTTCAAGCGTGCGCGTCAGGTCGTGGTGGACTTTGCGGCGGCGACCGGGCAAAGCGTTGAATCGGCTGCGCAGACCGTTGGGCGCGCCATCGAGCGGCCAGAAATCGCGCTGCGGCGGTTGCGCGAGACAGGGATCGTATTCTCGAAGTCGCAAGAGGACACGATCCGCAGATTGTCCGAGACCGGCCAGCGCGCGAAAGCGAGCGAAGTCTTGCTCGGCGAACTGGAACGGCGGTTCAAAGGAACGGCAGAAGCCGCCCGCAACACGCTCGGCGGCGCGCTGAAAGGATTGAGCAACGCATTCAGCGACCTGTTCGAGGCGTCCGCCAAAACGTCCAGCAAGGCGGCGGAGGCCATCAACAAACTGACCGCGACGCTGGCTGACCCTCGCGTGGTGCAGGGCTTGCAGACCGTGGCGTCGTTGTTGACTGACATTGCGGCGCTGGCGGTGCGCGCGGTCGCCGCGCTCGGCAACCTGTTCAGCAGCGGCGCAAACAACACGACTGAGACCCGGCTCAACACGCTGCGCGCGCAACTGGCATCCATCGAGAAAGGCTACAACGAGGCCGAGAAGGCAAGGTTGCGCGCGGAGATCGCACGGCTGGAGAACGCCAACCCGAAGGGGCCGCAAGGGCGTAGGCGCGCTGCGGGCCCGGTGGCTGCGGTCGCTGGCAGCGGCCTGTCGGACGACGCACGAGCCGCGCCCGCAGCGTTGGAGGATGGGCTGGAGGTCGTCGTCACGGCGACGAAGCGATCCTTGTCCGCGATGGAGCAGTTCTATCAGGACTTGGAAGAACGCACGCGCACGTCGGTCGAGGCGCAGGCGGCGGAGTACGCGAAGCTCGAAGCGCAAGTGCAGGAGCTTGTGCGCGCAGGGCGCATCTCGCAAGAGCAGGCCGCAGACAGAGTGGGCGAGGCGCTAGATCGGATACTTGCACCTGTACAGACTACCGCAAAACGGGTCGAGGTGCCCCTGACCGCCGCGCAGGAGCGGCTGCGACAGTTCGCGGACACCATCGGCGCAGGCATCGGTAATGCTATCTCTCAAGGTGGCCTGAACGGCCTGACGTCCCTGCGTGACATCGTCAAGCAGGCGCTGCGCAACATCGTCGCGGACATCCTCACGTCCGGGATCAGCAAGGCGCTGCGCGAGCAGTTCACGGCGGCTGCCGGTGGCGGTGGCGGCGGATTCCTCGGCTCCGTCATCAAGGGATTCACCACGTTGTTCGGATTCGGCAAGGCGGGCGGCGGTCAGTCCAGCGGCTGGACGCTCGTAGGCGAGACAGGGCCTGAACTCGTGCGCGCACCCATCGGGTCGATGAAGGTGTACAACCGCGCGCAGATGGCTACCATGATGCCGCGCGAGTCAAACCCGATAACCATCAACATGAACCCGCAGGTCATCGTGCAAGGCGACATGAGCGAGAGGAACCAGGCCACCGTGCTCGCCGCGATGGAGCAGACGCATGCGCGTTCCATGCGCGAGGTCGTCCGCCTGCTTGAGCGCAACGGACTGCGGAGGCCGGTCTAATGAGCGTCATCATCCCGCCCGACATCCTGCCGGAGTCCGGCGAAACGATTGAACTCGTGGACGATCAGACGTTCGTGTTCAGCGGGCAGTTCTCGCGCCGCTACACGCAGCGCAACAGCTACGGCGACCCGCGCTGGCGCATGCGTCGCACATACCGCGCACTGCGCGCCTCGGATCGCGCACGGCTGCTCACTGCATTGAATGAGGCACAAGGCGCGTACCGCATCGTGTACGTGTCGCCGGCGCAGAACATTCGCGGTTCATTCCCCGCGCCTGAGCTGTTCACCAATGCGGACTTCTCGCAAGGATTTGGCGTCGGTTGGTTAGCGTATAGTGACTACGACTTACAGCACGTCAACGGTGTGCGCCGCGCCGTATCAAGAGGCACCAGCAACAATGGGACGGGCGGCGTTGGCGGGACTAGCTATCCCGCGTTTCAGGACCCCACAAAAACGATCTACGCGCCGCACGCCATGCGCGCGTTTGCTCGGGCATATGGTGAGAGCGCGTTGCCTAGTAACACGGGTGTCTATCAGGTTGACTTAGCACAATCAGCATTTTCTGCGTTTCCGTCCGATGGCGGCTATGCAATCGCGCATCAGGTCCCAATCAGCACTGGACAGTCGACTGGTATTCAAGCTCAAGCCATAGGACGAGCTGGCACCGGGATCGACATTCACTTTGCCAGTTACGCGCGGTGCATTCTCGTGGACAACGGCCCTAACCTGTTTACCTACAGCGATGCGCTGGATAACGCGGATTGGATCAAAATCGAGGCAACCGTTTCGACGGGATTTGCTGGGCCTGACGGCGCGACGACCGCCGACAAGATTGTGCCGACCACTGCTAACGCAACTCACACGACTTATCAGGCTGAGACCATTTCGTCATCAGTCGCTGATTATTGCATCGCGGGCGCATTCAGGGCGGACGGATATAACTTCATCAGGTTGCAGTTGGATATTCCGACAGGATCTGTGTATCAGTTTTTCAACCTGTCAACAGGCATACTCGGCGCGACCGCCAGCACCGGCACTGGTTGGGGCTATCGTCGTTCATTCATCCGCAGCATGGGTGACGGTTGGCATTACTGCGCAATGGTAGCGACCAAAACAAACTCAGAGACTGCGTTAAACGGTGTTTTGGTTGTTCATAACGCAGACTCGTTTACGACTTTTGCAGGTGACGGCACGTCAGGTGTCCGCGTATTCCGGCCCGCACTCGCGCGGTCCGGCGTGCCGGTCAGGTTGACGACGACCACCGCAAGCACGGCCCCATCAGGCACTGCGCAGGCCGGCTCCGCGATCTACGTCAAAGGACTGCCCGCGAGCACGAACGGGCTGCTGGTGCCGGGCGACTGGATCGAGATCAACCAGCAGTTGAAGATGGTCACGGCGTCGCTGGATTCTGATGCGGCAGGCCTCGGCTACTTGCAATTCCGTCCGCGCTTGCATCGCCCGGTTGCGGACAACGACCCGATCATCGTCACGAAGCCCATGGGCAAGTTCCTGCTGCGCGACGGCGCGCAGTGGAACAATCGCTATGGGCTTTACATGGACATCGACCTGACGCTTGACGAGGTGTACGAATGAGGTTCGCGAGCGCCGCCGCCAATTCCGCCGCGCATGACTATCTCATGCGCTACCGTCAGCTTGTCGATATTGGCGTCACGTCATCGACGCTGTATTTGTGCAACGGCAACGAGTTCGTGTACACGCTCGGTAACACGTACTCGCCCGTCGGCGGCTTCGGCGGCATGGAGGCCATCGACGAGGCGACTGGGCGGAGCGCTCGCGCCATCCGTGCATGGCTGGCCGCCGTCGGCTCGGCAGACCTCGTAGAGCCGCTGCGCGAGGACATGGCGGGCCGTCCGTTCGTGGTCCGTCACGGCTTTTTGACGCAGCAAGGCGATACGTTCGTCAGCACCCCGGAACTGCTGTGGAGCGGCTTCATCAACAAGGTCGAGGTGCGATTTGCGGACCCGGAGCGCGGCAACTTCTACGAGATCGAGGCGGAGACAGCGTTGCGTCGGCGCGCGCCGGCCAGCAACTTCAACCTTGAGACACACCAGACCGTGCTCGCGCAGTCGGGCGATACGTTCTTTCAGTTCATCGACCAGGTGCCGCTGTTTCGGGCCATGTGGGGGCAGCAGCCGACGGCGTTCTCCGGAGCAAGCGGCGTGAACCGGTCCGGCGGGCCCGGAAATCCCACCGATTTCCCGTACTGGGACATTCCGTTTCGGGGGCTGCCGTGACGCGACAGCAGGCGCTGCACAATCACCTGCTGCGTTGGCGCGACCGCGCGTTCGCGCTCGGCAGCGTGGACTGCGTGACGTTCACCTGCGAATGGGTGGATGGGCAGTGCGGCACGCAGTACTTGCAGCGCGTGCGCAGCGTGCTCGACTACACCACGCGGCTCAGCGCGCTGCGGCTGATCGCCAAGCGCGGCGGCTACGAAGCGCTGGTGACAGAGTTTACGGGGCTGCCGGGTCGGCGCGAGGGCGAGTATGAGGCCGGAGACATTGCCATCTTCAGCAACGCGCTCGGCGAAACGACGCTCGGCGTGCTTGGCTCGCGGCTCGTGTATGCCCCCAGCCCCGAAGGGCTGACGGCGACGGACGTGGGCATGGCGGATTGTTTTTGGAGGCTTGACGACTTGTGGCAGCAGCGGTTGTCGTAGTCGCGAAGGCGGTCACGTCCGCTGCGATTGCGTTTGGCGCGTCATCGGCTGGCGCGCTGCTCGCGGCGTCCTACGTGGGCCTGGCATTCGGTTATGCGGCGGTCGGCTTTGCGCTCAACAAGGCGATGAGCCTGTTGTCGCCGCGCCCCAAGAGCGGCGCGGGGCGCGGGCTGGAAGTGTCGGTGACCGACAGCGCGGCGGAAGGGCTGATCATTTACGGGCGCGTGCGGGTGTCGGGCGTCAACGTGATCCCACCGCTGTCGAGCGGTTCCAACGGTCGCTACCTGCATCAGGTGCTGGCGCTCGCCATACACGAGGTCGATGGATTCGAGGACGTGTACTTCAACCAGGACCTGATCACCAACGCGTCCATCGGCAGCGTTACTGGCACGTCGTCGGATGGCGCGGTCAGTTCCGGTCCTTACGCTGGGTCTGCGTGGATTCGTCGCTACCGTGGCACGAACACGCAGAACGTGGACTTCATCCTCAACGCTGCGTTCCCGTCGGCGTTCACCAGCGCGTTCCGAGGGCGTGGCATCGCATACGCCGCCGTGCAGTACGATTGGGGCAAGGGCAAGGTGTACACGGGCGGCGTGCCGCTGACCACGTTCGTCGTGCGCGGGAAGCGCTGTTACGATCCGCGACTGGACACGACGCCGGGCGCGAACCCGACCAATCCATCCTACGCCGCGTGGACCGACAACCCGGCGTTGTGCTGGGCCGACTACCTCATGGCGTCGTACGGGTATGCGCTGAACCCGGCGCGCATCGATTGGGCGACTGTCGTGACGGCGGCCAATGTATGCGACCAATTGGTCAACATCCCAGGGTCGGCGACACAGAAGCGGTACACGCTCAACGGCAGGCTGTCCACGGCGGCTGATCCAGAGGACAACATGCGCACCATCGTGGACGCGATGATGGGCAAGGTGTCCGACACCGGCGGCGTCTATCGCATCTTCGCGGGCGCGTGGCGCACGCCGGAGTTCACAATCGACAAAGAGGATTGGCTGCAAATCAACGCCATCCAGACCACCGCGCCGCGCAACGAGGGCCGCTACAACGGCGTCGTGTGCTACATCGTCAACCCTGAGCGCAATTGGCAGCGCGTCGAAGCCTTCCGGCGTTTCTCGAACACGTACCAGTCCGCCGACGGCGGCGAACGCATCTGGATCGAGATCGAGCAACCGCTGTGCACCAATGAGTACGAGGGCCAGCGCAAGGCGGAGTTTGTGCTTCGCCAGTCGCGCAACGGCATCGTGCTCTCCGGCACTTTGCCGCCGCGATTCATGAAGCTGCGGTTGTGGGACAACGTCGCGCTGAACTTCGATGAACTGGGCTGGGCGGGCAAGACCTTCACGGTGTCCGGGCTGCGGCTTGCGCCGAACGGCACGGTCGAGGTTGCGCTCACGGAGGAACAGTCCGGCGACTGGACCGACCTTGCGGTGAGCGAGTACAACGCGCCATCGTCGGCAACGTTGCCGACGACCAACCCGACGACACCGAGCGAGCCGCAAGACTTCACCGCCACTGTCATCGGCGGCACCATCCAGTTCTCGTGGAACGAGCCTATCGTCGTCCCGTTTGGCACACGCTACCGGCTGGTGAGCTATCCCGGCTCGCTGAGCGACGCCGCATCGAAGCAGGTGGAATGGGAAGGCGACGTACTCAACGCGGCTATCACGTTCGATGTGAACTCCGTGAAATATTGGCAGGTGCAGGCGCGCGCCGGAAGCTACTTCAGCGCGTTCGTTCCTAACACATTTGGCGTCTCACTTGCGCCGCAATACGAGCCGCCACCACCGCCGCCCTCGTCTGGAAGCTGGGGCGCATCTCGTTCCCCTTCGTCGGTGTTCAAGTCCGGTTCGCAGTCAATCCTAACGACGAATCAAGTCGTGGTCACGATCACCGGCTCTGTGTCGCCCGTGTTCTCGTGGACGAATCCAGACAGCGTAAACATTCGGATCAATTCGGTCGGCGCGCCGATTACGACGTTCACCGGTAGTGGCATGGCGCAGTCCGAGGAACGTCAAGGCACATTCTGGTGCAACATCGTGGACGGGACGAATACGGCGTCGCTTTCTGTGTATGTCAGCATCACCCGCTACGGGCCGTTTCAGTGATTGTTGTTTGCATAGGTGTGTCATGAAAAAACTCGTCGATCATTTTCGCAAATTGCTCCCGCACAAGAAGCCGGTATTCATCGCGCTCGTCGTGTTCATCGCACTGTTCGTGCTGTTTCAGTGTGCGAAAGCTGCGGAGCTGCCGCATACGCGGTTCGATGCGGGCGCACGCATCGGCAAGGGCGAGGCTGGGTACATCGCCGTCAGCGTGGCGTATCCAGGGCCGACGGCCAATACGCACTGGGAAGGCGGTCTACTGCTACTCGGGTCGAGCAATGACGACGAGTACGGATACACGCGCAACAACCTCATGCCATTCGGCATGCTGGTCGCCACCCGCTGGCGCGTGTCTCTGGGGCTCGGGCTGGGGCATTGGATCGCGGAATCTCCCTACAGCGGGACGCGCACGCAGGCGGCTCTGCTGCTGCGGTACCGCTTGTTCCACGTGAAACATGGCTCGTGCTCGGTGCAGCACTTGCACGCCAGCAACGCTGGCATCAAGCCGCCCAATCCGGGATGGGAACTGCCCGGCGTAGGCTGCACGCTTCAGTGGTAAATCGTGTGATGGAGAACACAAACGAATGGCAGAGTCGGATCTGGTTGCATGGTGGATGGCAGCCACAGAGTGGGTGTCAAAAGTCGTTGCCACCGCCGCAATCGTCCTCGGCGCGATGTGGAGATGGCTGACGCACATGATCACCCGCAAAGTCAAAGAGGAAATCGAGTTAGCGATGCGCGTCGTGACTGACGCGACGAGCAAGGCAATTGATGCGTTGCGGCATGAGATGCACGATAACGAAAAGCGCAACGAAGAACGCCTCGAGCGGCTCGCGGACCGCATCACCGACCGCATCGACGGCCTGATCACCAAGCGCGGCGACCGATCATGATCTTCACGCTGTACCGCGACTATCGGGATGCACGCTGCACGCTCGGCACCATCGAGGCGCATGGCCGCCGCGTGCAGTCGCTCGAACGTCCGTGGGTGCCGTCCACCAACGGCGGAATCGGGGGGCAGAAGGGCGTCAGTTGCGTACCGCCGGGCCGATACAGGCTGTTCCCGCACAGCGGGGAAGCGTTCAAGAACGTCTGGGCTTTGGTCAATCCGGCGCTCGATGTGTATCACTGGGACTCGCAAGTGCCCGCAGCACGGCGCGGCAAGGCGCGCACGACCGTGCTGATCCACCCCGCGAACTACGTGAGCGAGCTGCGCGGCTGCATCGCACCGGGCAAAGAACGCAAGCGCATCGACGGCAAAGAGTGGGCCGTATTCCGCTCGCGCGATGCGCTGAATGAACTCAGGCAATGGGCCACCGGCGCATTGGACCTGTGGCTGGACATCGATGAGTCGCGCCTACCACGCCAATGCCCACGACCAGAAGGAGAGACGACACCATGACGTTCGACCATGACCCGTTTTCCGGCCTGCTCATCTTCGCGGGACTGCTGCTGCATTTCCTGTCGCGCTGGGGCGAGCACTGGCGCACAACGGCGCATGACGGCTTTTGGGCGTACATCAAGCTGGACCCGCCCGGATGGTCGATGGCGGCGGTGGCGGCGCTGGCGAGCTATCTGGTGCTGCCACAGTTGGGCCCGTACGTGGGCGTCGAACCGCCGCTGGGGGCCTTGGCCGCCGGGTACATGGCCTCGTCGCTGGCCGCCAAGTTGCCGAACCTGACCGGCAAGTCGGGGGTGCGATGATCGGCGCACTGGCGGTCGCGAGGACGTTCCTCGCCAACTTCCCCGGCCCGGTCGCGGCCGTGGCGGTCGTGGGGCTTGTGGTCGGAGCGGGGGTGGGCTGGGGCGTCTCCAAAGCCTTCTACGGGGCCTCTGTGGCACGTGCCGAGGGCCGCACGGCGGCGGCCATCGCGGACCTAGAGCGATACCGGGGCGAGGTGGCGCGGGCGGCGGCAGAGGTCGCCCAGCGCGCCCGTGACAAGGAACGGGAAGCGTATGAGCGGCGGATCGCCGAACGCGACGCCGTGGTGCAGGCGATCAACGATGGATTCCGGCGCATCGCCGGCGAGGAACGGGTGACACGTGAAAAGCTACGCCAAGAACTGGCCGCGCCTGAGTGGGCGTGCCTGCGCAATCCTTTGCCTGACGACGTTATTGAGCGCCTGCTCGAACAGGCCAACGGCCCCTGACGTTGCGCCGGGCGCGGTGGTCGAGGTGCCGAAGTGGGTCGAGCTGCCCGCCGAGTGCCGGCAGCCGATCCTGCTGACGCTGCCGCCGAGGGCATCGGCGGAGGATGTCATGGCGGCGCAGAGCGCGGCGCTGGCCCGCTACCGGGTTCTGATCGAGTCGTGCGCTGCGTTGGGTGGCAAGCCAGTGCCCTATTGACCTGCGCTCCCGCCTTCCCAGCGGGTGTTCGCGTTGCGGCCCACCGGTCTACGGCGTCGGCTTCAAACAACCGAGCGCCTCGGACGGTTCGGATGACCGGCAACTCGCCCCGGTCGGCGGCAGCGGTCAAGGTGCGGGTGCAAACCCCGGCGCGCTGTGCGGCCGGCGTTTTTTCAAGCAGCGGTTGGCGATTCAATGTATCCATGGCCTAATCCTACACGTGGCAAATCGCAAAAACCGGAAGCCAGGTTTTCAGAAAGCGGAAGTTAGGTTTTCGGTCGAGATGATCTGCGCATCAGCTCGCGCTCCAGCTCTGCAACGACCTGCTCGGCCTGTGCGGGGGTGAAGCGCAGGCGGCCCGAGAAAGTGCGAGCCGGGGTGATACCCGCACGCTGCGCCGCGGCCGCAAGAGTCTTGGGGTCGACGCCCAGGTGCAGGGCGAAAGCGCGTCCGCTAATGAGCGGTGCGTTCATGATGTTCACCGGTCTTACTCCTTGTCGCATGTTCACGTTTTCATTTAGAATGAAGCAATGAGTGCGAAGTGGCGGAAGTCCGGTTTCGGCGCGCCGTGATCACCGTGTCGCGCCGCTCCGCCGGCGTGTCCCACGTCACGGTCCCGCCGAACCTAGCAGCTTCGTGCTCGATCCTGCGGCGCGTCGCGGCCTCGCTCTGATCGCCGGTCCACAGCCACCACCACCAGTTGCGGATGCGCGACAGCAGGTTTTTCACGTCACTTGCTCCCAGAACCATATTGAACGCAGCGTTTAGTACAGACGCACTTGCACTGCATGCTAAACGCTGGCTATCGCACGGCGCGCGATTCGGCCATGATTGCGCGCCCGATCACTTCGACGACTCGCGGGACGACGGAGTTGCCGAGTCCTCTAAGTCTGTCCACTTGGCGGGGTATCCCATGAGCCACTCGACAAACTCCGGGTTCAGCCGTCCACCGGCTACCGGAGCCGTCTGATTCGCCAATATCGCCCGGCACCCCTTGTGCTTTTGCATCGACGGTGCAAGCTGATTCGCGGTCGCGGTCGGGGTCGCGAGCCACGATCCAGACTCGCCGTCGGATGTGCGTGGCATCGACAGCGCAAGCCGGAACAACAATCGCCCGCGCGGCGTAGCCGAGACCTTCCAAGTCAGATAACACTTGGTCGAGGCCCATGCTGATGTGGCCAGCAACGTTTTCAGAAACGACCCAAGTGGGTCGGACTTCGCCAACAATGCGGCGTACTTCCGGCCAGAGGTAACGGTCATCCTTCGCGCCAAGTCGCTTCCCGGCGTGACTGAATGGCTGGCAAGGGTACCCTGCACAGATGAGGTCGATTTTTCCGACTCCATCGCTAACCAGTCTATCTGCCGTGAGTTTTCGAACGTCGTCATAAATGGGCACCTTCGGCCAGTGTTTTGCCAATACCGCACGAGCGAACGGCTCGATTTCGCAGAACGCGACCGTGGTCATGCCTGCGCGTTCAAGACCAAGCGAGAATCCACCGATGCCGCTGAACAGGTCTAGAACCCTCATTGCATACTATCGGCGGATTATCGCACGGCGCGCGTCCTCGATGTCGTCAATCGGCACCATGTAACCGTCCATCGCGCCGCCCATCGACGGGTCGGGGGTCAGGATCGCGTTCAGCACGATGTTGCTCAGAAGCTCTTCCAGCTTCTCAATCCGCGCGTATGCCTTGCCCAGCATTTCGACCGCGTCCGCCGTCTTGCCACAGCCGGGATTGCCGTCCTCCGATTCGACCCAGCACGGGATTTCTCGAAGGCTTGCGTTCTCGGCCTCCAACTCCGCGACGCGGGCGCGGAGAGCTTTGAGCTCGGCATCCCTCCAGCGCAGCGCGTCTGCGAGAGCAACCGTCGTATGCTCGTTTTGCGAGGCTTGGCGCAGTCGTTCGATTGCGTCTCTCACTTCTCCCCCTTCGCCACTCGCTGCAACTCATCGAGTTGGTGGCGCAGGGCTTCTGCGGTCTGCGCGAGTTGGTGGCGCAGGGCTTCTGCGGTCTGCGTCAGTTCAGTAATGCGCCATCGCAGGTCGATGTTCTCGCGCACCAACTCCAAGACGCGGTCGAGCAGTTTGTCGATCTCGGAGTCCTTGCGCTCGATGATGTCATTTTGCGCGCGGGCGACATCTTCCCAAGAGGCACTAGGGTTGCTCATACCTCCCCCTCCACGAGCACGTAGCGCAGGATGTGCTCGGCATCCTCCCCGCCCATGGCCGCACCGCTGGCGTAGCGCACATCAGAACACTTCCTCGTCGCTGTACGGCGGCGCAGGCTCCGGCTCCGCCTCGACGACGGATTGCAGCGTCTTGGGGCGCTTGGCGGGCGAGGGCGCAGGCGGCGGCTCGACAGCCTCGACCGCCGGCGTCGGCGCATGGTCGAGCAAGGCGGCCTCATCGTCCTCGCGCAGCCGCTCCACCACGTCGTCATCGCCCAAGATCGCGACCCGCTTGCGCAGCCGGTGCAGGACGGTCTTCTGCTCCATGCGTTCCGGCCAGTCCTTCCACGGGCCGATAGGGTTGCCCGCCTTGTCCTTGGAGCGAGACGCCGCCGCCGCGCGGGCAAGCTCGGCCATGTTCATCGCCTCGACGTACGTGCGACCGTCTGCATCCTTGGCGCTGGCATACGCGCCCACGCGCGCGCCGCGATCACCGAACACCTTGGGCCGGTGCATGACATGCTGCCCGTCGTCGTCCGACCAAATCTCAATGGTGTCGTGCTCGTACACGCTGGCGGCATACGCCTTGATGCCGGCCTTCGCCATCTCCTTGATGATGCCCTCGGGCATCGGCATGAACTGAACCTTCTTGACCCACTGGTCGCCCTGCTTGGTGTTGAACGACACCAGCGCGCCTTCCTTGCCGTCAGGCAGCAACCCGCGCTGTGCAGCCGTCACGCAGGCGTTGTACAGGCTGGCTCGGTCGCACTCCAAGAGTGCGGAATTGTTCTGCACGGCGGTCAGCGTGACGCGCGTGAATCGATCCAATGACACGTTGGGCGGCAGCACAGAGCGGAACTTGTCCTGCATGGCAGGATCCGCAATGGCGCGGCAGACAACGGCAAGGGCGTTCTCATTCATTGGCAGACTCCGGTGTCGTGGTGGGCGTAATCTCGGGCGCATCGGCTGTTGACGATGTAGACCTTACTCACGTGACTTCTCCTTTGATGACTTCTTGGCCGTGATACGGACGTTGCGATAACCCTTGCGGGTGTACGCTGGCACTTCGGTATCACCGACCATGCCAGCGCTGACATTGAACCCATCGACGATGACGCGCTCGGCATCGCCAATCAGCATCAGCAGCTTGGCCTTGAGCGTATCCTTGGTCGCTTCGGCCTCGCGCGCTTGCTTTGCCGCAGCGACGTAACCACGGCACAGCTCCGCAATCTCTTCGTTGCCGGTGGCGTCCATCACTTTGCCCGGCTCGGCGTAACGGTACAGCTTGGCGACGATGTCGGCGTCTGCCGGCAGGTCCACTGGCGGCATGATGCCGTTGTCGAGGTCGGCCCAAAACTTCTCGCACTTGGCCACAATCGCCTTGTGCACGGCGTCGTCGCGCTCGCGAACGAACACGCGCAGCTCGTTGCCGCCGATCAGCGCGCCAATCGCGCCCCAAAACCGACCGATGCACGCTAGCTGGTGCTGCAACTGCAACTCGATGTGCACGGGCGGCTCGCCGTCCGTCCAGTCGTTGCGGTAGACGAACGTGTCCACGTTCTTGATTTCGAGAATGCCCGCGCCGTGCTTGGCGTACATATCCCGCAGCAACGAGTCCTTTGGCGGTTCCGCGCCATCCGACAGCCCGATGATCTCGTAGTCGAACGACGCGCCCGCGCGGATGTGCTGGTAACTGTGAATGGCGTAGCCGCTGATCGCGCGCACCTTGACGCCATACTCCGATGCAATGCCTTTTGCAATGGCATGCTGCACACGGATGCCCCACCGCATGCGCTCGTTGCCCTCGAACTCCGGGTCCGGGTCCGGCTGCCTCTTGACGACCGCCAACTCGAATGCGGTCGAATAGGGCGACAGGCCAAACAGTGCAGCCACTTCCGTGCTGCCGACATGCTTGTGCCGCAGCGCGAGCCATTCCTCGCGTGTCTTGGGGTATTCCACTTGTGTCACCTAGCAGGGTTGACTTATTCAATGTCTATACCATACATTGTCTAAAAAGGGGTGTCAACACTGTGCCTATTGTTCTCCGCGACTACCAGCACAAAGCCATCGAAGACGTGCGCGCCGCCTTCCGCTGCAAGCTGCGCTCGGTGCTGCTGGTCGCGCCGACCGGATCGGGCAAGACCGTGATGTTCTCGTACATCACGCACGGCGCGATGATGCGCGGCAACCGCGTCGCCATCCTGGCGCATCGCATCGAGCTGGTGGATCAGATTGCGGCGGCGTTGGCGGCCATGAACGTGCCGCACAGCTACGTCGCAGCAGGCTATCCCTATGATCGCCGCGCGCCCGTGCAAGTCTGCTCCACGCAGACACTGGCGCGCCGCATTGACAAGATGCCAGCGCCGGAACTCGTCGTGATCGACGAAGCACACCATGCAACCGCATCCAACACCATCGGGCAAATACTGCGCAAATGGCACACAGCGCGCGTGCTCGGCGTCACCGCAACACCCATCAGGCTATCAGGCGAGGGACTGAATGAAGTTTTCGAAGGCATGGTTCAGGGCCCGACCGTGGCCGAACTCATTGAAATGGGCGCCCTGTCGCCCGTCACGGTTTATGCGCCGCCGACTGTGGACACTAGTGGGCTGCATCTACGCGCCGGTGAATTCAGGCGTGACGAAGTTTCGGCGACAATGGATAAACCTTCGATTACGGGCGATGCCGTGGACCACTACAAGAGGCTTACGCCTGGTCGCCCAGCCGTCGTTTTCTGCGCGTCAGTGGAACACGCGCGGCATGTCGCGCGGGATTTCGTGGCCGCCGGCTACAGCGCCGCACACATCGACGGCGGGATGGACTCGTCATTCAGGCGGAGCATCATCAATGACTTCAGACAACGCAAACTCACAGTCCTCACCTCCTGCGACCTCATCAGCGAAGGGTTCGACGTGCCAGGAATCCACGTCGGCATCAGCTTGCGCCCCACCGCAAGCATCGGCCTCTGGCTGCAACAGTGTGGCCGATGTCTCAGACCGGCTGACGGCAAGGACCGCGCCGTCATCCTCGACCACGCCGGAAATACTCTCCGACATGGCCTTCCAACTGAGGATCGTCAGTGGTCACTGGAAGGCCGCGAGCGAAGCACTCGACGAACTGCGGATCATCAATCTCTCTTTGTTAGAGTTTGTCCGCAATGTTTTGGCGCAGAGCGCTCAGGCAGACCCAAGTGCAGTCAGTGCGGCTTCGTCTACCCAGTCCAATCGCGCCAAATCGCCAAAGTCGACGGCGAACTCCAAGAAGTCAAAGCGCCCGACCGCGCCGTCGAAACGCGCAAAGGCGAGCAAGCCAAAGCCTCGGACCTCGAAGCGCTCACCGATCTCGGCAAAATGAGAGGCTACAAGAATCCTCGTGGCTGGGCCATGCATGTCATGGCGGCTCGTGCTGCAAAACGCAAAGGGCGCGGGGTGGTGTTGTGACGGGTGGTGCTGCAACGAACGGGGTATCGCTGTGAAAGAAACGCAGATACTGCAGAAAATTCGCCTTGAGTGCTCGCGCGGCGACGTGCGCCTGTGGCGCAACAACGTCGGCGGGCTGATCGACAGCACAGGCCGCTTCGTCCAGTTCGGTCTGTGCGTCGGCAGTTCCGATCTGATCGGGTACAAGTCCATCGTCATCACGCCCGACATGGTCGGCCAGCGTGTCGCAGTGTTCACCGCGCTGGAAGTGAAGGCGCATCACAACAGCAAGCTCACCGACGCGCAACGCAGGTTCCTCCAACTCGTGCGCAATGCCGGCGGCATTGGCGCTGTAGTGCGCGGCATCATCGAAGCCAAAGCAGCCTTGAAGGTGACGACATGACCACGACCGCACGGCGCAACGAACTCAAACGCATCATGCAAGAGAAGCGACTCACCGCGCACGACGTGGCGAGGATCGTCTACAAGTCGCCGTCCACCGTCTATGCGTGGCGGTGCGGCACACGCACGATGCCGAAGTCGTCCCTGCGTCTGCTCATGCTGTCGATCAAGGAATGACCGTGGCTATCGACTTCAGCGGTTTGGCGGCGCAGTTGCTGGCGTCCGCAGAGTCCTACGTCCGCGAGTGGTTGCCCGCAGGCCGGCGTCGGGGAAATGAGTATGTCGTCGGCTCGGTGCGCGGCGACGAGGGCGACTCGCTGTCGATCAACCTCAACAGCGGGGTGTGGATGGACTTCGCCACCGGCGAAAAAGGCGGCGACCTCATCAGCCTGTACGCGGCCATCCACGGACTGACGCAGGCGCAAGCGGCCCGCGCGCTCGGCGGCGTGAACGGCCACGACCATGCGCCTCCGTCCGCTGCGAAGCGCAAGCCGACCGTGATCGACGCCCCGCTTCAGCGCCCGCCCGAAGATGCGGAGCCGCCAGGACCGCACCGCAAGCACGGCCCGCACACCATGCTGCACGCCTACCGCGACGCGGAAGGGCTGCTCATGTACGTCGCCCGGTACGATCTACCGGACGGGTCGAAGCAGTTCTCCCCGTGGCGCTGGACCTCGACCGGCTGGCAGGCCAAGGCGGCACCGAAGCCGCGCCCGCTGTACGGCCTCGACGCGCTCGCACAGCGCCCCCATGACCGGGTGATGCTGGTGGAGGGCGAGAAATGCGCCGATGCCCTGCGCCCCGTCCTGCGCCGGCACGTCGTCATGACCTGGCCCGGTGGCGCGTCAGCCGTTGACACCGTGGACTGGGCCCCGCTCGCCGGCCGCAAGGTCGATATCTGGCCGGACAACGACACCCCCGGCAGAGCGGCCATGGCCAAGGTGGCCGAGAAGCTCATCAAGCTCGGCTGCCAAGACATTCGCCTGATCGACCCCACCGGCCAGTCAGAGGGATGGGACGCCGCCGACGCCGTGGCCGCCGGCATGGACGCCAAAGCCATCGCCCGGTGGATCAAAAGGAATGGCGGACGGCATATCACCTCTGTTAGACTTCAGGCCGCAGGGTCCGGCCTTCATGCGACCGATGCTACGCCTAGCAGCACCCCTCACCTCGCATCCGGGTCGCCGCCCATCACGCCGGACCCTGCAACTCCCGCGCTCAGTATCTTCCACAACGAGGATGCCCCGGCTTCTTTTGATCCGCGGCTAGATAGGCTGCTGGCGCATCGGATGGACGGCCGCTGGCACCAGATCGGCATTCCCCAAGATTTCATCGTCAACAATCGCGCGATCGCGAACGAAGACACGGTCCATCGCTTCTGCGAATACTTCGATGGCGTGTTCTGGTTCGATACGTTCCTCTCGCGCCCGATGACGACCTGGATGACCGGCGTCGCGCGCCCTATCGATACCGCCACCCTGCAAGCCCTCACCGTGTGGCTGCAACGCAACCTCGCACTGACCAAGATCAGCCCGAACACGATCAAGGCCGGCATCGGCGCATACACCTCCCTGCATCGCCGCAACTGCGCGCAGGAATGGCTGCACTCGCTGAAATGGGACGGCAACGAACGGCTGAAGCTGGTCCTACCAGCCGCATTCGGCACCGACGACGACGAGTACCATGCCGCCGTGGGCCGCTGCTTCTTCGTCGGCATGGCCCGCCGCGTGCTCGAGCCAGGCTGCCAGATGGACAACGTCATGCTGCTGGAAGGCGGCGAGGGTAACGGCAAGTCCAGCATCCTGCGCATCATCGGCGGCGACTGGTACACCGAAGCCATCGAGCCGATCACCAGCAAAGACTTCTACTTGTGCCTGCAAGGGCGGATTCTCGTCGAACTGTCGGAAATGTCGTCTTTCGAGCGCGCGAGCGTCGAAAAAGTAAAGGCCGTCATCACCAACCGCGTAGACACGTTCCGCTCGCCGTACGACATGCTGCCCGCAGACTATCCGCGTCAGTGCGTCTTTACCTGCTCGACCAACCGCGACGACTGGAACAAGTCCGATACCGGCGCGCGCCGCTTCTGGCGCGTCCGGACCGGCAAGATCGATCTCGAGTGGATGCGCGCGAACCGCGAACAATGCTTCGCCGAAGCGGTCGCCCGGGTGCTGCGCAATGAGCCGCACTGGGACGTGCCTCAAGACGTTGCCACCGCCCTCAATGAGGATGCCAGGATCACCGATCCATGGACCGAACGGGTGCTGAACTACGCGATGCAACGGTCATTCGTGCGGCCCGAGGAAATGCTCGGTAACCAGCTTTTGGAACTGACCACGGACAAGCAGGATGATAGAGCGGTTTCCCGCGTGCGCTCGATCCTGCGCCGCGCCGGGTTCGTCAGCACCGTCAAGTGGGAGAACGGTCGTTCGATCCGCGTATGGCGTCCAAGCCGGATCAGTGCCGCCGACGAGCCCGTCGAACAGAAGTACCGAGGCAAAATGTCGGCACCTGTCATCCCTGACGCCGACCTGGATTTCGACCCCGAGGTGGAGTTATGACGCGGGCTCAGTCGGTTTGTCAGGAACCGACTTGTACAGCTCCCGCGCCATGATGCCGCGCACGGTACGCTTGCTGATGCCGTAGGTTTTCGCCAGCTCGTCATCGCTTGGCGTATGGGTGCGCGCGACGGCGACCGCACGGATTGCGCGCACTTGGTCGTCTGTCAGCTTCCCCTTTTTTCTCATTCGTAGTCTCTTGGTCTGACGCTCTTGCCCACGCGGTAGTCCACCTGCGGCCATAGCGACGGCGGGATGTGCGCGAACAGGCGATGACGGATGCGGCGCACGTAGCGCCGCGCCAGCCACCACGTCATCCATGAGGCCGTCAGTGCCGCCGTGCCGACGACAATCGACAGCGCGAAGAGCCAAGCGTAGTCGGTCATGCTTCCTCCACCGGCGACCATGCGCCGTCAGTCAAGAGCTTGCGCACCATGCGCCATGTACTGCGGCGGCCCAAACGTGATAGGCGGTACCTGCAGTTCTTGAGACTGCCATCGCATTGTGCAGATCATGGCAGCTCTCCTAGCACCGTGCTGTCTTTGTGCATGACGCAGGCTTTGCCGCAGTTCTCGTCCCACTCGGCGGACACGCCGCGCGAGCCGTCATGGCATCGCGCAAAATATCGTCGATGGCCGCCATCCGTGAATCGCCAGATTTTGCAGCCGTCAATCACAGTCAAAAGATCGGCGCGAATTTGGGCATTTATCGTTTGCTCGGAACGGATTGGCTCCTTGTCACAACCCGCAACCATTAGCGCGAAGCTGGCGGCGATTAGCTTGGTGTAGGTCGTCCTCGTAGTCTCTTGGTCTGACGCTCTTGCCCACGCGGTAGTCATGGCAGCTCCCCCGCCAGCGCCGCGAACTCGCCCCGCAGCTCGCCGATGCGCGCCTCGGTCGCATACAGGTCCGCGCGCAACTGGCTCGCGCGCACGCGCAGATGCGCCAGCTCGTTGCGAATCTGCACCAGCCGCTCGGCACGCTCGAACACCGGGTCCGCATCGCGGTACGGCGGCTCGGCCTCGATCTCGCGCATGGCGCGCAGCCACGGCGCGGTGTGCTCGTTGGTGATCATGTCAGCCTCGATGACTCGGACGTCGGCACGGCGATCTTGTGCGCATGCCCAAGATGCGCAATCGCATACGGCAGCGGCGGCTCCGTCTTGTAGTGGTCCTTGTACGCCACCTCGTGGTAGTGCGCCAGGAACAGCTTCACCGCATACCGCTTGGCACGCGCATGGATATGCGCGGGCGGCAGGCGGCCCGCCTCGTAGTGCTTCTTCGCGTCCGTCTCGTTGCGGAACTTCTTCTTCGCCAGCATCGCCTTGGCCTGCTCCGCGTACTCCCCCGCCTCGTTGCGGCGCGTCTCCAGCTCCTTGCGCTGCGCGTAGACGTGCCCGTAGAAGGCATCCTCGGCGTTGCACACCTTCACGAACGACTCGCCGATCTTCCAGCAGAGCGTCTTGAGCGATGCGTTCCAGGGCCGCTTCTGGCCCTTGTCCCACGTCACCGTCGGGTCGAGACCGGCGAAGCGCCAGATGTGCCCGACCGTCGGGGCTTTGGTGATGTCGATGTGCGCCAGCAGACCGGCGGTGATGACCGGGCCGATGCCCTTGACGCTCATCGCCCACTCACCGACCGGCTTCGACTCGGCGTACTTGCCGAGCGCGCGCTTGATCTGCCCTTCGAGCGCTTCGTCCTGCGCCGCCAGCCACGCAAGCACGTCGTGCGGCTCATTGGACTCCGTCAACGCCCGCACCTGCGCGTGCGTGCGGATGCGGTTCTCCTGCATCGCGTAGTACGCGTCCACCAGGAAGCGCGCCTCGCCTGCGCTCAACGTGCGCGCCGCGTTCGCAAGGTCCTTCGTCAGTCGTGCAATCGGTTCAAGTGTATCCATGATTTCTCCTTGGTTGATCCGTCGGTTGTGTCAGATGTTGCTGTCGCTGGTCGTGGGTCGATCAATTGTCGTGGTGCTCTCCCGAAGTGTGTCTCGATCCGCGCATGTGGTTCTCTCTCAGGTCCTGTCTCGATCTTCGAGTTTGGTTCTCTCCATATCCCTGTCTCGATCGCATATCATGGTTCTCTCCACAGAAATGTCTCGATCGGCGCCCGTGGTTCTCTCAGGCGTTTTGTCTCGATCCTCGCCAGTGGTTCTCTCTCTTGGTATGTCTCGATCGCGCTCAATGGTTCTCTCCGGTCCCGTGTCTCGATCTGACTTCATGGTTCTCTCTGCGCAGCTGTCTCGATCCGACGAGATGGTTCTCTCGTCACACATGTCTCGATCTCGTACCTTGGTTCTCTCGTCGGCGATGTCTCAATCCGCGTGCTTGGTGCCCTCGATACTCCTGTCTCGATCGATGAATCTGGTTCTCTCCGCGACCGTGTCTAAATCCCCCGCACGACGCCGCCGCCACCCTCCGCCCGCCACCCATCACGTGTAGTCCGCTCCCAGCTCCCGCTCCATCTCCACCTCGATCAGCGTCCGCTGCTCCACCGTCAGCCCGGATCGATCCAGCAGCCCGTACAGCCGATCCACATCCCCCTGACTCAGCGGGTTCACTCCAGCCGCGATCAAGTCTTCGCGCGCTCGCTTCTCCGCAGCCGCCAGCGCATCCTCCTTCGCACAGTGCGCCTTCCAGCACCCATCCACGTGCGTCAGCGCCGCGGTCAGGTCGTCCTGCAACAGCGTCAGCCCGGCATACTCCGCCTGCTTGATCGCCTCAATGATGCACAGCTCCGCGTGCGCCGCTGCCGGCATGTGGTAGTCGTGCAGCGCCTGGTTCGCCTCCGCCCAGCGCAGCGCCAGCGCCCCCAGTTCGGTTGGCGTCACCTCACGTCGTCCCGATTTCATAACACTCCTCCCGGCTCCAGCCGTCCGCGACCATGCGATCCACCAGCGCCATGGCGTCATCGTCGCCGTCCACCCGCACCGCAATCGCCGGCTGCCCCGCCTTGCGCAGCACCACCATGTCGCCATATTCCGCCGCGTCGTAGGTCTCCAAAATGCGCGCAAGCTGCGGATCTGGGTCGACAAGACTCATGGCCGCACCATGCGCTGGGCTTCGGCAAGGACTTCGGCCTCGACCACGAGTTCGTCGCAGCCCGGTGTCAGTCGATCCGCCGCGACGACCTGAACCGCGCGCTCGCGCATCGCCTGTAGCAATCCGACCATTTCCCAGCTCGCATTGCCGGCAATGGCGTCGCGTTCGTACCCGCGCGCAAGTTCCACGATCATGGTGCCGAGCGCGGCAAGGTCCGCCGCGACGACCTGCTGTACAGCGTTCTGTGGTGTCATCGTCCCTCTCCTCTGTGGCTCACCGCGAGCCAGTGATGACACTGTTCCACGTCGCTAATGACGTGTCAAGCATGACGTGACGCCATCGTCATCATCGACCGCTATGCGGATAACACACCCCCATCATGCGCCCGCAACGCGACCGCCACGTGGTCATCTCGGCCATACACGCGACCACCACGCGGTCATTGAGACCATACGCGCGACCACCACGCGGTCATCTCGGCCATACACGCGACCACTACGCGGTCATTGAGACCATACGCGCGACCACCACGCGGTCATTTTCGGGCCCAAAACTCGATTTCGCACCCAGCACAACCGAAACGCGACCACCACGCGGTCATAAACGCGACCACCACGCGGTCATTTCTGGAAAAACGCGACCGCCAGGCGGTCATCTAGGCCAAAACGCGACCACCAAGCGGTCATTTCCAGCCTCAACGACTCGATCTCGCGCCCACCACCGCCAAAAACGCGACCACCAGGCGGTCATCTAGGCCAAAACGCGACCACTAGGCGGTCATCGGCCCTCTACAACACCCGCCAACGACCCACCCAGCACCAAAAATTCCTTACACCTGCTCCCCACCTCGACTCCCGCGCAAAACACCCTCCATCCGGTCGCGCGACGACCCTAACACCACAGTGTAAGAAACGTAATGAGTGTAAGAGCGCATCAAAGACAGCCAATCCCGCACATGGCACAACTGGCATCCAACTCAGAAAAAAACCCAACGCGCCCAACAGACACGCCAACCGCGCCTTACGCTTCCTTACGCCTTACACGGACTTACGCCCTTCCCCTTATATTATTTATTTTCCTA